TTGGGAGATGTGCATCATCGTATGTAAGAGTTATAAAACAATTTTGTTCATGCATTTGTGCTTCATGCATGCATCGTATAGCCCACTGGCGTGAGCGTTCCAGCCTGCAGCCAACACATTGTCCGCAGGGTAAAGATAAAGATTTGACGGTGTCATGTCTTTTTGATTCATAAAAGACAATTGAACCATCAGCGCATTGATATGCGCTTAAAGGATGATAACAAGGCATGTGAGGTACCCATTTTAATTAATTACAAACGCCAGCCACCACGATGTGGGGCTTTTTGCATATTAGCTGCTTTAGTACGTTTAGCGGTTCGGCGAAATGTCTTTGCCGACTTGCGCTTGTTTACAGGTTTTCTATACATCATTTTTTAGCTCCTCGGTTAACTAACATTTTCGGTTTGGTGTCACCTAGCACAGTTACATCAAGTAATGTAACTGTGCTACGGCTTTTTAAGCCGCCTTTTCAGGTGTGACTTGAGCAGCTTCTACGACTTCGGTAGCTGCTTTTTCGACCAGACCGAGTTCCTCGGCTTCTGGTCGATTATTCTCGTCTTGCAAGAACTCAATCAATAGCGCTGGATCATTTTGGAATCTAGCGCGTATTTGAGCTGGTAATGACTCAAACTCAGTTTTTGCTGCCAAAACACGGATCATGGCAGAATGGTAATCACCAATACCACTAAAATCGCCATAACGAGGCGATAATGGGGCTTCCGGTAGGATCCCAGTAATATTAAACTTCTGAAGAATGGTATTGATATCACATTCTTCTTTAAAATGCTGCTGAGCCAGAGAAGGCTCCTCACAAGCCAACCCTGACTCATTTGACGCAGCATCTGTGTCGTAGTTGTAGGGGGTACGTAAAAATAAACTATTTTTACTCATTTCTTGCCTCCAAAAGGTATTAACAACGATGGATTTTGTCTGATACTTTGTACAGACCGTTTAAAATCTCTATACCACCAAGGGTCAGTACTTGGTGCAATATTCTTTTCAACATTCTTAGCCTGTTCAGTGGTAAGGCCAGTTTGAGCTTGTACTAAAGGCTTTTGAGCATTAATTAATGCAATTTCAGCCAAAAGTTTATTAAACGTAACTTCCAAATTTTTGTAAGTTTGCGTATTAACTTTTGTTTGTTCTAATATATTGCCAATATCAACAGCCGTTTTAATAGTATCTGCTTCAGTTTTCACAGTCTGAGCAGAAGTATTAGTAGTTAATGCTGCTTTTTGTTCCAAATCAGCATTTGTTTGTGCCATAGATTGATAGCCTTGGACAGCTGAAGCTAAAGAATTACCTACCTTTGCAGTGGACACCTGCCCCATCGCACCCGATGGGGTACCCGCTCCACCTTGAGAATATGCAAGCATCGGATTTAATCCTGCTTTTTGCATATCTTCAACAGCAGTTTGATATTGAGTAGCACGCATACGTTCTTGAAAGTCCATCTGAGCTTGTGCTTGGGAAGCACTAGCAGCGTTTGCTGCTTGTGCTATATCCCAATTCTTTTGATTGGTTTGTTGCTGGCCTATAAAACCAAGCACACTACCAATCGCACCGCCAATTGAAAGACCGCCAAACATATTAGAAATGGTCGATCAATCCGGGTACAGAGTACATCGGCATTGGTCGTGCTTTCTTACAATCAAAGAAACTATCAAATATAAACTGCTTACCATTTGCAGCAGCACCTACAGCCACAATACGATCAACAGGTGGCGTATCTTGTATAAACGTAGTATTCAAAGTAGGTAATGACGTAAACCGTTGAGCAAGATGCCAAGCATCAATAGTGCCAGCAGCAGTAGAACGGAATAAACCGCTAATACGGCTGGGATAATAACGATATTCTGCCCACCGTTCTTGATAACCAAAAACATTATTGTCATTACTATCACCACGAACATAAATCTCCTTATTAAGAACTGCTTGTTCACCTAAGGTTGCAAATGCCGGGAAATAAAAATCATAACGTGTCGATCTAGACCACATACGAGCAAGGCCTTGCTGGTATGTAAGATCCGCACGTACGGCTACAAGACCAATAACTACACCGTGTTCAGTAGCCGAATAAGTAAACCCGTGATTATGAGCCAAGGCAGTACCCATAGCAGCAAGTGTGCCCAGAGGGGCAGTAGTTCCACTAGCATTAGTGCCTGACGTTTGAGCGATCGGATTAATACTAATATTGGACGTTCCGCCCCCGATATATTCGGGACGCTGTAAGCGAGCATCAGGAGAAATAACACCAAAATGTGCCCTAATAATTTCAGTATAACGTGTGCCTCCGCGTGCATCACGTTCAAGCAGCTTCTGAATCTGAAAAGATTGCCGTAATTGATTAATAGTAGCTGCCGTAGCCGTTGAAAGATCCGCATATAGTCCCGATACTCCAGATGTAACAACACCAAGAACCTCATCATTACCTTCAGCACCACCACCAGTTGTGTTTGGAAGTAGCTTGTTATATGCGCCACCAAGCGCATTTAAGTTAGATGTACTACTAGCTCTTAATCCAAAATTATGCGTACCGTCAGTAAGACCTAACGAATATCCAGTTCCATAAACACGAGGACTAGTTCCTAACGGTAATGAAACAGAAGTGCCTTTTTGAGGCCAAGGCAGCGCACTAGTAAAATAATCTTTGCGCTTA